CAGCCGCGATGTTTGCCTTCAGGTGTCATTGCTGTCGCTGATCTCGCCTGAGCTGCTCAAGCCGGCTGGGAGCGATCGGTACAAGTGCCGTTGCTTTTTCCACGCCGAGGATACCCCCAGCATGGTGGTGAACAAGCGGGGCGGCGTCTGGCGATTCCACTGTTTTGGCTGCGGCGCCGACGGCAACGTGGTGAGTTTCGTGATGCTGCGCGAGAGATGCGACTTCAATGCCGCTATGGCGATACTGAAGGCTGGGGTCGTAAATATGGGTGAGCCGCCGCCGAAACCGAAGCCTCGCTGGCTCGCGGCGTGCGAGGGCCGCGGATGCGGCCGGACGCTTGGAATATTCGCGGTGACCGCACTCGCTTACGTCCACCAGAAGGGGTGGCGACTCGATGGTGATAAAACCTGGTGTGGCTGGTGCCTCGAAAAGGCAAGGAGAATCGCATGAACCTGGACATGGTATTGACGTGTCTGATGGGCCTGGGTTGGGGATTTGCATTGGGCTGGCACACCTGTTGTTTCGTGCGACGTAGGCGCGTCGTGCGCATCGAACGCGAACTGCATCGCCAGATGCAGGCGGCCCTGGGCCAGCTATTTGGCGCCCGGCAATTTGGCGCCCAGCCATGCGACTGCGAGGCGTGCGTCAAGTTGCGCTCACAGAAGGCAATCGCCTCCAACTAACGGGGGGGTCTGCCCAGGTACTTGCTTCGTGTTACCATTCGGTGTTACCGTGCGCTTAGATGGCGAATCAGCACACAATCAAGGTTACCGGGAGGCGTGGGCGCAAGACGATCACGCTCAAGCTCAGCGACGACGAGCGAGAGGCGATAGACCGTGGGGCTGCGCTGCTGCAGGAGTCGCGGAGCCAGTGCCTGCGCCAGGGGGGATTGCAGCGGGCGGCCGCGGCTGGGCGGGCGGCGGCGGTTCTGCCTTTTCGGTGCGAGTTTTGCCCGGCACAGTTCTCCAACCTGACTGACGCAATGGACCATGTAGAGACGACCCATCCGCAGGAGGAGTGAACATGAGGTATCGAATCAGTGTTCCGCCGGAAGCGATGACGCCGGAGTTGGTCAAGCGGGCCTGGGCGGTGACAGATGGTATGCGTGACGAGTTGTCGATGGCCCTGGCGCACGTCACGAGTGGCCGGCACAAGAAGCGGCTGATCGAGTGCGCCGCGGCCCTGCTGCAGGGCCGGTTGAATGCTTTGATCAAGGCGAGCGCGGGTGGCGGGAACTGATGAAAACGCCGAAGGAGTTTTTTGCGTCGCTGCCTGAATATCACCCAGAGGAGAGCGACGAGTGTATTGCGATGCTCGAAGCCCGCGACCGCGAAGTGCGCGCGGCGGCGTTGCGGGAGGCGGTCGAGGTGATGGCGATGGCCAACGATGGCACGCAGAACCCATTTGTTGTGCTGATGCGCTTGGCGAACAGCGCGGAGCATGGCGAAATAAATCGACTGGGGGAGCGATGAGGCGCGTGCGATGCGGTGGCTGATGAACTTGCGACCTACCGCGGCGACCCGGTAGTTGTTGGGATCCTGCGAGCCATCGATACCTACCTGCGTGGCGGCAGGTGACACGCCGCATTTTGGTGGCCTTGGCCCCATCCCGCCGGGCGAGCCGGCGCCGAAGCCACCCCGCTGACGTTGTTCGTCACGCCGGGTCGGAGCCATCCAATGTCGTGGGTGCTAGGCCCTGCCTGCTGGCTTGACCAACCCCCGGCTTGGCTTGCTGCCTGCGTGTCGTGCGTGCTCTGGATGGCCTGTGGTCTGGTGAGGTTGGGAACCCCGCCACCGTGGTCTCGTCCCGTCATCGACGAACGTCCGGCTGTGACCCAACGGGAACCGTTCCGGATCGTACTCGCGGCGTCTTTTTTTAAAGGAAGGTGCCGCCTCCCCACCCAACCGCTCGGCCGCTACGCCCCTCGCTAATACACCCGGGCGATGCGTTAAATCAATACGCAGCGCATCATAATCGTTATGACTTTTTTGCGTAGTGGTATGACACCAATGTCGCTTGTCTGTCGCGCGTTCGTTGTGCTGTGATTCTTTGGGTCATGAGCTATCGGTATCGTCACAGCAGGGACATGGACTCCGGTCACGTCAACTATGTCACCAAGGCACGGTCGTTGACTGATGCTGAGATAGAGAAGCTATTCCCGGGAGTGCTCGTTCGCGCGCACAAGAGATTCGTGAAGGCGTCCGCCGCGGTGTCGCCTCGCTCGCAGGTGCGGTTCGGGCCACCTGCGACAAATGTCACAAGTCACGTCGCGTCAGCGAATGGTTTTTACCGAACCGGTGAAGCTCGCCGGCCGACCCGGTAGCCAGGTCCAGCCCGCACCCACATCATCGTCGGTCTGCTCGTCGCGGAGTGCGCCGGCCAGCAGGGCCGCTGCCTCGTACGTCAGCAACTCGGAGGCGCCTGGCCACTGCTCGCGGCGCCCGTCGTCGTGGCAGTGGTAGACGGTCCAGGTGCGCGCGGCCACGGCGGCAGACTATCCGACTCGCGCGACCGGGGGTGACCCCAAAAACACGGGGTGGGGTGTAAATCCGGGGCTTCCCCCACGCCCAAAATCAACGCACCGATAAAACTGGACGCAACTTTCGTGTTAAGGTTGCGGGGTGCTGACGTGCTATGGATGCACAAAAAGTGCTGACGCCGGTCAGGAGTGGGTGGCGGTGCTCGCACTGCGGGCGGCGGTTCGCGTTTTACGTGACCGGGCGGAGGCATGAGGCGAAGTCTGTTCGGTGCGGCTTGCCTAAGGGCGGGGTCGGATTTATCGTGGGGTCATGCGAAACAAACACGCTGAAGCGGTGAGTCAGGCGCCGGTTGAAGAGATTCCGTGGGCGCCGGAGCCGAGTTTTCCGCCGGTGGTGTCGAACCACGTGCGCGATGCGCTGGCGGCGAATGAGCCGATGGCGATGTTGACGGCGCTGGCGGTGACCCATGGTGTGCCGGCGGTGGCGGAGATCGTCAAGCGGTACGCCGATGACCCGAACTATGGCGCGAACGCGCGGGCCTGGTTGGCGATCGGTTCGTGACGTCAGCGCGTTGCCAGCGGTGCGGATACCCGCGCGAGCTGGTCGAGATGCTCTACTGTTTCTGGTGCCGGGCGTCGTTCTGTCGCGGGAACTGCCATGCGGAGCATGTTGCCCACGGGTGGGTTGCACCGCGGGCAGGCGGGCAGACGGACCCTGCTGACGGCGCCGAGGCACGTCCAGTCGTCAACGAGTAGGTGGTGGTGGCTGCGGTGGTCCATGTCGTCACACCTGGATTCTTGCACAGATTGAGCGGATAGACTTGACTTTTGTGTCCCCGGGACGGCAAAGTTACGTCTATGGGTGTCTATTCCGCGAGACGCGCCGCTGTTCCGGTAGACACGAAACATGATTCGAGAGCCGACGTTGTCGAGTCGGCGGTGGCCAGTAAATGAGCGTCCTGCTGGAATCACCGAACCGGCGGCTCTACACGCCGGCGGATGTGTTCGGGGGGCGCTTTCGCCACCCCTGTCACGGTGGGTGCGGGAATGTGATGGTGGTGCCCGATCCTGAGACCGAGGGGGCGCCCGACGTTTTGCGGGAGGGTCAGATCTGGGGATGCCGGCAGTGCTTCGCCGCCCACGAGTACTACATGGTCTACATCCCAGGCGTCCGGATGGCGTGCGTTCGGCTGTTTCGGGGACCGATGCAAAGAGAGAGCTTCGAGCCGAAGGCGGCCGAGTTCGCCGCCACCGCCGCGGGACTGGAGTCGGTCTGATGGCGATCTCGGAGTATGGGTTTCGGCCGCCGTTTTACACCTGTCCCGTGTGCAAGGAGAAGATCCCGTCGGAGATCTACACCCGCCACCGGGATAACGCCCACAATGCGACCCGTGGTGGCAACGGCCGCGGATACCACATTCGCCCAGCCGACGCGGAAGACGCGATGACCACGAGCGAAGTGGCAAAGGTGCTCGGCATCTCGGCGGCCACTGTCCTCTACAAGGTCAACACCGGGAAGCTGAAGGCGCTCTCCCGGCCGCCAGGGCGCGGCCATCCCATCTGGATCACAAGCTCGGCCCTCAAGCGGTACATCAACCAGCAGTCGCAGAAGACCGACGTCGCGGTGAAGTGGGCCGCCACCGGGGTGCTCGATGGCTAAGTCGTCCTCGCAGCTCATCGAGGAAGGCCGCGCCGCCATCGCCGGCGCGATGACCAAGGTCGGTCGCTTGATGAACTCTGCCCTGGAGGATGTCACCGACGAGGAAGTAAAGGCCGATATCAGGCTGACCCAGAAGGATGCGCCGATGTACCTTCACATCATGAAGGCGGCCTACGTCGCCCAGGTGCGCATCGACGCCACCGCCGCCCCCACCGTCAGCCAAAGCCTGAACGTGACCATCGTCCAGCGAGCCGACAGCAACGGCGCCTGGCTCAAGATGGCCGAGCCGCACCGGCAGATCGCCGTCCGCGGCGAAAAGCCACCGGCGCTGGCGATCGACGTGCCGGTGGTCGTCGAGGCAAAGAAGAAGTGAACGATCTCTCCGTCATCTGGACTCCCACCCCAAAGCAGGCGGTGTTTCTGGCGTGCCCGGTCTATGAGGCCATGTATGGCGGCGCCAAGGGTGGTGGCAAGACCGACGCGCTTCTGTTCGATCACGTGCCCCAGCATCACCAGGTGCACGATCACTGGGAAAAAACGGGCCTCAAGTCGCGGGGGATGGCCCTCATCCTGCGCAAGGCATTCGGGCGCCTCAAGGACTTCATCAACCGCGCCCACACCTACTTCCCCGTGCTCAGCGCGGGGGCGATGAAGTGGAAAGAGTCCGAACACACCTGGTTTTGCGCCTGCGGATACCGCGTCTGGTTCGGGCACTGCGAGGGCCCGCGTGATCACGAGCTCTACCAGGGCCAGGAGATCAGCCGCTTCGCCCTTGATCAAGCCGAGGAGCTTCCATTCTATCAGTACAGCTACGTCAAACTGCAGGTGCGCGCCTCTCAGCCGATGCTGCGCGACACCCTCGCGGTGCGCGTCTCGGCGAATCCCCTCGGGCAGTATGCAGACTGGGTGAAGAAACGTTTCGTCACGCCGGCGCCGAATGGCTTCGAGATCATCTCTGAAACGATCGACATCGAGCGCGACGGCGTGATCGTGCCGGTGGTGCGCGATCGGGTGTTCATCCCGGCCGGCCTGCGCGACAACCCGCATCTGCCCGCCGACTACGAGGCCGAACTGATGGAGGCGCCCGAACACCTGCGCCGCGCCTTTCTTTTCGGCGACTGGGACGTCACGCCCGGAAGCTTCTTTGGCGACGTCTTCGATCCGAACATTCACGTCATCGACGACCTGGGTCCGACCGAGATCCGCATCCCGAGCAACTGGCAGATCTTCCGCTGCGCCGACTGGGGCAGCAGGAACCCGGCCGCGTGTTACTGGGTGGCCATAGACAACGACGGCTTGCTCATTGTCCTCGACGAATTCTATGGACCCGGCGAAGAGCCGATTTCGTGGGGGAAGAAGCTGCTAGCCATCGAGGAGCGCTGGGGATGGGTGGACAAGAAGCCACCCTACTACTCGAAGCTGCAGGGCTACCTCGATCCGGCGTGCTTCAAGGACGACGTCAGCGGCGGCCCCAAGATCGCCGATCGCCTGTTCGAGATCGGCATGAACTGGTACTCCGGCGACAACCAGCGCAAGCCCGGATGGGTCGAGGTCCGCCGCCGGCTGATCGAGCGCGGAGGAATCAGCGGAAAAGTGCCCGGCCTGCGCATCTGCCGCCGCTGCACAAACCTCATCCGCACCTTGCCCAACCTGACGGCCCCCGACAAGGAGACCGGCGGCGATCAGGACGACATCGACACCAAGCAGGAAGATCACGCCGCGGACGCCCTTCGCTACGGACTGATGTCGCGGCCCATGCCCCGGTACCAGAAAGATGTCGAGGAAGACGATCTCAAACGCTGGGAACGTATCATGATGACCCAGGCCACCCGCGGCGAAAGCGCCCGCAACCGAACGACGGGATATTAAATCTTGGAATCAACACGACTGTCAGGGATTCTTGCCGAAGGCAGCAACGACGACACGCCACCAGAGCCGTCCGACGACATGATAGACGTCTCGCTGGAGCCAGAAACACCAGCGTCGCCGCAAGACACAAGCCGGCCGAAAGAGTCGGTTAACCTGCTAGATGTCCTCAGTGACGGCGAAGTCGCGCGGATGCAGATCAGAGCGATGGAGGACTACGAGGCCGCGGTTGAATCGCGCCAGGAGCACATGCGCGATCTGCGCCGCTGGTACGAACTTTACGCGAGCGTGACGAAGGCAAAGTCGTGGCCGTTTCAGGGCGCCGCGAACGTCAATGAGCCACTGTTGACTTATTCAGTGTTGCAGGTTCATGGGCGACTCTTTGACATGATTCTCCCCAGCAAGGGAAATCTCTTCAACTCGCTGCCGACGCGCGCCGGTGACGCGCAGGAGATCGACCGGGCAGAGCGCACAGAGCTCTTCCTGAACTGGTACCTGCGTGACAAGGTGCCAGAGTTGCGCATGAGTTACGATGCCACTCTGTGGCAACTCATCATTTTTGGATCGACTTTCCGCCGTGCATATTGGGACGAAGGGCAGCGGCGCATCTGTCCCGAGTGGATCGGTGTCGATGACATGGTCGTGCCGTTCTCGTGCAAGGTGGTCGACCCGAACATGCGCGGCGTGCCGCACTATACGTTGCGCCTGCACATGAGCGTCTTCGACATCGAGGACAAGATTGATGACGGCTACTACATCGAGAGCGCCCGCAGCAAGATCAAGGCTGGCAATGCCGTCAAGAGTGGGCAGAGCGAGTTTCGAGAGGCGGTCGCGCGCGTGGACGGCGTCCAGGAGTCGCCACCATTGTCGCTGTCGGACGACGAAGAGCGAATAGTGCTTGAGCAGTACCGAAAGGTGCGCTTGCCGAAAGAGCCGAATCGCCACCCGTCTTTTGACGGCAAGGCACACCCGGTAGTGATCACCATCGACGAATCGACGCGGACGGTCCTGCGCGTGGTCCTGCGCGAGGAAGACGATCCCGCCGACAAGAAGCGCTTCGACGCCGACACCGCGGCGTTTCAGCAAGCCATGCAGGCTCACGAGGCGCACGCGCAGTCGGGCGGCGTGACCGTCGATCCGCAGACCGGCGCCCTGGTTCCCCTGCCCGCGCCGCCCCCGCCCCCGGCCGAGCCCAAGTCGGTCCGCCAGCGCGAGATCTGCATGTTCACGCACTACCAGTGCTTTCAGGGCGAGGGCTTTTACGGGCTCGGTTTCGGGAACTTCATCGGCCCGCTGAACGAGGCGCAAAACACGCTCATCAATCAGCAGATCGATCGCAGCACCGTCAACAACGCGGGTGGCGGCATCGTGTCGCGGCAGATCCGCTTCCAGCGCGGTCCCATCGATCGCCAACCCGGCCAGTACACCGAGGTGGACGCCCCGCCGGGGGCGATGAAGGACGGGATCCAGAACTGGCCCATGGTGCCCGCCGATCCGGACGGCCGATACTTCCTGCAGCACATCTCCGAAATGTCGGGGCGCATCTCTGGCGCCGGCGACACGCTGTCTGGCGAGCCGGTGGGCAGCAATGAAACCGCCCGGGCGGCGATGGCCCGCTTCGAACAGGCGCAAAAACAGATCAGCGTGCTGGCGTCGCGGGTGATCGGCTACCTCACCTGTGACATCCGCATCATCTGGCGGCTGTTCAGCGTGTTTCTCGACGAGCAGGAATACCACGACGCCGTCGACGCCATGGGCAAGCCTCGCCCGGTGCAGATCGGCCGCGCCGACTTCATCGCCGACGCCCGCGTCCAGCCCACCGCCGACGCCCGCCTGACCAGCCGGGCACAGCGCATCGGGGAAGCGCAGGACTTCTTCCAATTCGTGATGACCACACCGGCCCTACAGGGCAACCCGCAGGTCATGCGCCAGGCCATCGAAAAGGTGCTGTACGCGATGGATCAGCACGAGGTGATCGACATGCTCGATCCGGTGCCGCCACCGCCCCCGCCGCCCATCCCGCAGTGGCAGGAAAACGCCGGGTTCCTGCGCGAGCAAGATCAGCACGTCAACCCGAAGGACGACGACGACGCGCACCTGCTCGACATGCAGGCGTTTGATCAAGACCCGCTCGGCGCGGCCATGCTGTCGCCCACCGCGCAGAAGATGTACGAAAATCACCGACGATTTCACTACGCCGCGAAGTTAGAAAAGGAGCACCAAGCCCATGTCGCCCAACAGCAGCAACAACCACTCACACTTCTTGGACCTGCCGGAGGAATCCCTCCAGGATTGGCGCCTCCAGCCGCAAACGGATCTCCTGGTGGCGTCCCTGTCCAATGACGTATCGGAATCGTTGCAAGCGTGCGCCGCACACGCGATGCGCGGCGAGGCGTCTCAAGCTGCGTGGCAAGCCGGGTGGGCGGCGTGCGCTGCGCAGATTCGTGACTCCATCAAGGAGAAGCGGCCGCCCAGGAAACTGACGAGCGTGACCACGACCGCGGAGGTGAAGTGATGGGAGAAGCGGCACGAAAGAAAGCATCGTTCGCGCTGGTGTCGCCTTCTGGCGAGGACGTCGCCGCCGGGCCGCGCCTGTCGCACCCGGTGACCCGCGATGGCACGCCGATCCCATTCTTCCCCGTCGGCTCGCGCGTCGTGGTCGAACGCCTGCCGCCGGAGACCAAGATCGCCGGCATCACCATCCCCGACACCGCCCAGGCCCTTCAGCAGTACGGGACCGTCGTTGCCGCCGGCCCTCAGGCACAAGGCATCCTCGACGACATGGGCATCGGCATCGGAGACACCGTGTGCTTCGGGAAACACGTCGGGCTCAACTGGGAGTGGAATCCCGATGGCAAGGAGTCCTACAAAGATCGACACCGGGTCGAGATCATCCGCGCCGAAGACATCCTGGGCGGCAAGGAGCTGGCCGAGCAGATGGTCGACGGGAGACTTGGGATCGCGCTTTATTGCCCCGACTGCGGCGGCATGAAAGACGAAGAGAAGCACATGACTCACAACTGCACAGTCGAGTATCGGTTTTTCGCTCAGAAAGGACTCAAGTAAATGGGCGCCGAAGACGATCTTCCGGTAGAGGTACAGGCTGAAGTCGACAAGATCCGAAGCGACGAGGGCATCGTCGACGATGCGCCGGCGGCCATCGAACAGATCGAGGTTGCCCCCGTCGAGGTGGAGCGACCGAAGAGCCGAAAGCAGCAGGCCGAGGAAGAGCGCGCCGCCCAGTTTCGTGCCGTCGAAGAGCGCGCCACCAAGGCCGAGCAACTCGCCCAGGAGATCCGAAACGAAGCCAACCAGCGCATGGCCCGCCTTGAAGCATTGCTGGAGGCCGGCCAGCGCTACCAGCAACAGCCCCCTGTCACTGAGCAACAGACCGAGCGTCGCGACTGGCGCGAGCGCGCCGACAAGGCGATGAGGAAGGCGGAGAAGGCCCTCGCCGCCGGCGAGCTGACCGAATACCACGATCAGCTGGCCAAGGCCACCGAGCTGCGCATGGAGGGCAAGTTCAACCCCAGGCTGGAAGAGACCCAGCAGCGCTTCCAGCAGCAGATCCCGCAACAGCCGATGCAAAAGCCAGCATGGGTGACATCGGTGGAAAACGAATTCCCCGACGTGGTTCAGCACGCCGCCGGCCTCAATGCCGTCGCCGCCTTCATCAACCTCGACGGCAGCGTCGGCTTCTCGCCCGAGAAGTTGAAACGTGCCTTCCTGCGCGCCCGCCAGGAGATCACGCCCGATCGCGCAGCCCCCCAGCCGTCGGAGCGGTCCAGGCAGCTGCTATCGGGAGCGCCGACGGGCGGCGGCGGGCGTGGCGCCCCGGCCGCGCCGAACGGATCGCCCAAGGTGTCGGTGCCGAAGAACTACCGGGAGATCGCCAAATCAGTGGGCATGACGCCCGACGAATACGTGCGGGCGGCGGCTGCCATGGAACGCAAGTGAAAGCCAAAAGGGCCGTCCTTTCGGCAGATTGCGACGCCTGTGAGGGCAAGGGCCAGGTCTCACGCGAGGGCGGTCGGTACACCGCAAGATGTGACAACTGTCACGGGTCAGGGATTCGCAACTGGCAGAAAGTCATCTGCCCGGCGTGCGATGGCGCCGGGTTCGATCAGGGCACCTGCGCGACATGCATGGGCGGCGGCATCATGCTCCCTGCAAAATAGTTGTTGACAGACTCGACGAAGAACCATCACCTTTGAAACAATCAGAACGGTATCCCGCCGCTGGTCGTCCAGGTCAGGCGCGGTTCTGCTCACAATCCTGCGGACTGGGGAGTCGCATCCGGTGGCCGCATGTAAAGCGCGACGGTGCTAAATGAGTGAGCGAGCAAACAGATAAGCAGGTCGTTGTCGGTCACCGCGGAAAGCGCCGCGACCCAGCGTCAACGCCGGTTGTGACCAACTGGCAGACCGACGTCATCACCGACCGTGAGCCGGGCTTCGTTTACGAGTTCGCGTATTACGATCCCGACAACAACAACGACACGCTCTCTCGCCGCCTGCATCCGACGCGCATCCAGCTGCACGACTACGCCAACGGGACGTCGGAGGTCTTCGACATTCCCGCGTGGGAGGTCTGTCACCGCGACACAGGCCCCGAGCAGCTCGCCGGATTCGCCCCATCCGAGGGCAAGCCTGTCGACACGGTGTTGCGACATGGCGGGAAGCACGTCGCGATCCGCATCAAGCAAGAGCACTGGGACATCCTGCAGCGCGCCCAAGAGCAGCGCGCAGAGTCCTATCAGCAGCGCGTCGACAAGGGTGGACGCTACGAATTCGATTCCAACGGCGCCACGTCAAGCACTGACGGTGATCTCCGGCCCGGAAACATTCGATTGACCCAAAAACCGATCGCGAGGGTGTAGGAACATGCCAAACGCATCATTTACCGGCTTCTGGCCCTATGGCAACGCGGGCAGCACTTCGACGCAGCTCATGCGCCGCCGGGCCGCCAGCAACAACGGCACCGCCTTCTTCTTCGGCGACTGCAGCGTCTACACCGCGGCTGGCGTGGTCGGCCTGGCAACCGCGGGGGCTGGAATCACGACCGTATTCCAGGGCGCCGAGTATTTCGATTCGTCGATCAACTCGCGACGGTTCAACCCGTATCTACCGGTCAGCACGACCTACAGCGGGACGGCGTTCGACGACTGGGGCAACACCGACGAGACGATGATGCTGTGTGTGGCCGATCCGGTCAACACGCGGTTTCAGGCTCAGTACTCGGCCAGCACCCCGGCCCAGACTGACCTGACCAAGAACGCGAACTTCTCGGCGGGCACGGGATCGACCACCACCGGAATCAGCGGCCACGTCCTCGATCAGACGACCATCGCCACGACGTTGACCCTCGACTTGCGCATCCAGGACCTGAAGCGAAACGTGTTCAACGATCCGACCATCGCCGCTCAGGCCAAGGTCATCGTGCAGATCAACAACGGTCGTGTTCCTCCCTTCGGAACCTCGGCCCCTGGCTCGGTGGGTATCTAGTCATGATCAACTCAGCCGCAATCTACAAGTCGATCGAGCCGGTGGTCCGCCACTTCTGGGGCCTGGAGCTCGACTCGGCAAAGAACCCTTCCGTCTTCGACAAGATCTTCGACGTCGAGGAAACGGACGAGCCGGTGATGGAGGCCACCGAGTACGGCGGCCCCGGCACCATGGGCTACAAGCCGGAGAACGAGCGGATCATCTTCGACAACATCGTCCAGGGTGGTACCAAACGCTGGATCGCCGGCACCTGGGCGACCGGCGTCGAGATCTCGCTGGAGGCTGCAGAGGACACCAAGTACCGCGCCATCCGGACGGCGGCCACGTCCCTCGGCCGCGCGGCCAAGCTGACGCCCGAGTATCTGACGGCGCAGTATCTTGACCGCGGGTTCAACACCAGCTACCCGGCGACGAACGATGCCCTGCCGATCTTCTCGGCCTCGCACGTCATCCCCAAGGGCGGCACCTACTCGAACCTGCTCGCCAACGCCTACTCTCTCTCGGAGTTCGCGCTTGAGCAGGTCTTCCAGAACCTGGCCACCTTGCCGGGCCCCGACGGGATGATCACGCCGCTCATGCCGAAGACGCTGATCGTGCCCCCGGCGCTGGCCATGCTGGCCTGGAAGCTGATGGAGACGCAGCTGCAAGTCGGATCGGGCAACAACGATCGTTCGTTCGTCGCCGGCAAGCTGCAGGTCATCAGCAACCCCTACCTGGGCAGCAACACCCGGTGGTTCGTGAAGACCGATGCGCAAGACGGATTCTTCTGGAAATGGAGAGTCAAACCGCAGTTCATGCGCGACAACATCGACGCCATCACCATGGCGCTCTACATGTGCCGGTTCCGCGCCTACTGGGGCATCATCGACGGGCGCGGCGCCTACGCCTCGAACGCCTCCTAAGGAGCACCATGCCGTTTACGAATTTCCCCGGCGGCGTTTCCAGCTTCGGCATCCCGATGACTGGCCAAGGCTCCCTTTACGACATGCCGTCCGGCAAGGTTTGGTGGGTCTGTAACCGGGCCGGCGTCGTCAGCGGCGACGGCACCAGTCGCGATGCTCCGTTCCCGTCGATCGCTGACGCCGTCACCAAGGTGGCCACCACCAATCCGACGCTGGGCGATCAGATCACCGTGATGGCCGGCCACGCCGAAAACGTCACCGCCTCGAACGTGTTCTCCGCCTCCTTGGTGAACACTGGCGCGGCGGTGATCCCGGCGGGCACCCGCATCATCGGCGAAGGATTCGGCACGCAGCGGCCGGTTCTGACGTTCACGGCGGCGGCCAGCACCATCGCCCTCGCCGCCGCTGGATGCAGCATCGAAAACGTGCAGTTGCTCTGCCCGCAGACTGGCACTACCACTGTGGCGGCCGTGATCACGGTGACCGCGGCCGGATGCTCTGTCCGCTCTTGCCAGTTCCAGGGCAGTTCTTCGGCCACGGCCCTGGTGACCACCGGGATCAGCCTGTCCTCGGCGGCCAATGACTTTTCCGCTCTGGACAACACCGGCTTCACCGTCACCGGCACGCCGACGAGTTGGCTATCGACGACTGGAACGGCCGGCCCGACGCGCATGATCGCCCAGCGCAACTATGTCCAGTGGTTGCTGACCGCCACCACCTCGGCGGTCATCGATGTGTCGGCGAACAGCGTGTCCGGCCCGACGAACGTCCTCATCGCCGACAACAACATCGGCAACCTCACCGCCGCCAGCACCGTCGTGATCAAGGGCTCTGCGACCTTGAGCGGTGTCGCCGCCTTCAACTTCCTGCAAACGCTGGCAGCGGCGACGGCCGCCTGCATCACCACGCCCGGACTGCTGACGATGTATCAGAACCAGGTCTGCCAGCAGGGCAAATTCGCCATCGCCATCACCACAGGTGGTACCTCGGCTTAACCGAACGCCTCGGGCCACCGGCCGGTGTCTCCATCCCCGGTCGGGTGCCCTGGGGAAAATAGGAGCAAACGACAGTGGCAAGCCCGATCATCTGGACGGCAGGGTTCGCGGGAACCGGCATCGACACCGCCATTGCGGTCAACAACCTGTTGTCCGCGTCCGTCCAATGGGTGAACTTCGCCACTGGAAGCGACGCGAACGCCGGCACCGAGCCAGAGTTGCCCGTCAAGACGACCGCGCAAGCCGTGACCAATGCCGTGGCCGGCTCCACGATCATCTTCGCGTCAGGAAACACGGAGACCATCACCGGCACCGTCACCGTCAACAAGGCCGGCCTGCGGTTCCTCGGGTTCGGAACCGGGAGCAACCGCCCCAAATTCACGCCGGCGAGCGGCGCTACCGCCATGTTCAACGTGACCGCCGTCGATGTGTGCTTCGAGTCGCTCTACTTCGCCACCGCTGCCGCGACCTCGGGCGCGGGGGGGCGCATCACCTGCGCCGTTGCCGGCCTCGAAGTGAATTCCTGTCAGGTTGATTGCGGCGCCAACGACCAAGAAGGGATCTTGCTGTCCTCCGGCGCTGACCGCTTCCGCATGGATTCCACGGTGTTCACCGCCACCGCCAGCCGGCCGACCCGGGCCCTGGGCCTGGCGGCGGCCATCACCGGCGGCAAGGTGATCAACTGCACGATCGACGGCGCCACATTCGGCTGGGCCGGCAACGCCTTCACCTGCTCGTCTTGCGTGTCGCTGGTGGTCAAGAATCTGACCATCGCCGGGCAGTCTGACGTCCTGGGCGCCACCACCACCAGCTATCAGTTCTACGGCGTGACGACGTCCGCGGCAGGCAAGGTGACGCTGTCGTGAGCACGCGCCCGCAAACGTTCGAGCCCGGGACGTTCCTGCGGCCATGCGATCTGTGCGGCATCCGCTACCGCGCGAACCAGCTGCGCAAGGGCGAGGATGGCTTCTGGCGCTGTCTGGCCTACTGCCATGAAGTTCCGATGATCACGCGAGACCGCGTCAGCGCGCAATCGCAGAGGCGCAAGGAAGCGCCACCGCCACCGCACGGCGTCCCCTTCGACCGGCGCAACGCCTACTCGGAAGAAGAGCTCGTCTTCAACTTCATCTGTGGCCAGCCGGTCAAGGATGCAGGGTGGGCCAACGGCTTCCGCCTGGGCGTGCCGCCGCACGATCTCATCGACTGCACGAATGGCGGCTTCGGCGCGCCGGCCGCCAACCCGGTGACCGGCAACGTCGCTTACTCGGTCCTGGCCGCCGCCGAAGCCTGCCGGTACCTCTACGGCATCATCAACGAAAACAAACGTCCGCTGAAGTGGATCGCCACGGCGAAGGCCAAGCTGCGCGAGTTGGCGGACTGGTTGATCACCAGCCAGCGCGGCTTCGGTACGTCGCCGTCATCGACGAAGACCAACGATGGCCTTTACGGCGGGCTGGCCAGTCCCGATCCTGTCGGATCCTCATATGTGACGGTCGAAAATGCCGCCGCCGGGCTGGCGATGCTTTACGCCTATCGTTCACTGGGGGACGTCAAATACCTGCTGAGCGCGCAGGCGTCGGCGACCTTCTTGCGCAACGTCCAGGCCGCCCCCAATCCGCCTTACCTTGGCGCCCTGCCGACGGACATCGGCGCCATCCTTTCGGTCACCCCGTTCTATTCGCCATCCGCGCTGCTGGCGCTTGAGTTCTGGAATGAGCTGCTGACCACTTCTGGCGATGGGCAGTACGGATCTGATGGCACGCCGGTCGGCTTTTCGGTGGCCCCGCAACAGCTTCTATCTCAGTGCATCGCCGACTTGCGTGCGTTCTGGTCAGTTGGGGCTTACAACAACGCCACCGGCGGCACGGTCAATGGACTGTCGTCGGCATCGCTGTGCGATTCGTACGAGCAGGCGGGGACGTTTAAACAGTGGTTTCGCGGGCTTGATCAATACTCACCCACCGCCGGCTGGTTTGTACCATCCCGACCGGTGGCAATCGGTCTGCGCAGTCTGTTCAATTATGAGGGGTTCTCGTCGCAGGTGGCGGACGTCTGGAATTACCTGATGGGCTTCGCGTCCAACGCCGCCTTCACCTCGGCCGCGGGAACGCTGGCCACCGATTTCGCCTGCGCGTCGACGACGAACAGCGCGAATCCACCGCCCCCGCCAGTCGGCCAGGGCAACGTGATCGCGCCGTCGTACAATCCGAAGCTGGCGCTTTCGGTGACGCTGCTGGTACGCGACCTGACCACGAATGTGGCCACCGCGACGAACGCCTATGACTATGATCCATGGTTTCTCAACACCGGGCAGAAGCGTTCAACGTACGATTGGGCCACGTTCGGACTGCTGGCCGCGATCCAGTCGTCGCGGGACGCTGGCAGCTTCCGCAAGGCCAAGGACGCCGCGATCGCCGGCCGCCTGCGCACGCCGGTTCCATTCGAGTACGGCGCGACCCCCGTCTCTGACTCACCGATGCTGCGCGGCTCTTCGGGTCTGGCCTTTCAGCTCAACCATGGCGACGACTTCAGCGTTTACCCCGCCGCCCGCCGCCTCTGGTCGGTGACGTCGGCCGCCATGGTTGGCAACGCCTTCCGCTACCAGCCGCAAGCCTTTGCCGGCGCGCCCGCACCCGGCGGGATCTACTCACAAGCCGCCCCAGGAGTTCAGTCATGATGCCGATGCAACAGCGACCGCCGATGGGCATGCCCCAGCAACAGCCCCCACGGCCACCAAACCCCTACGCCGCCATGCTGCAGCAGCAGATGGGCGGCGGGCAGGGCCCTGGACTCAGGTTGGGACAAATGTCACAGCTTGGCATGGGTGGGCCGATGGGCGGCGGGCCGCCGCAGATCAATCCGCAGCAGATGCAGGCCATGCAGCAGATGCGACAGCGGATGCAGCAGCAGCAACCGGGCGGCCTGCCCATGGGCGGCGGCATGAGCGCCGGCGGGCAGCCGCAGGGGCCGTTCCCCGGCGCGCGCCCGCAGGGACAGCCGGGCGGCGGCGCCTACGGCGGCATGCTGCAACAGCAGCTCGGTCAGCAGCGGCCACAGTTACCCCAGGGTGGCCTCTCGCGCCCCGCGCCCACCGGCATGCCCAACTGGGGAGGCCCGTTGCGCTAAATGGCCCTCGCGACCACCAGCTCCTACAACATCACCGCCCAGCGTCTCATTGACCTGGCGCTGATCGACATCGGCGTGGCCGGCCAGGCGGGGTCGGTGGATCCGAACCTGCGCGCCCAGGCGCTCGACATGTTGAATCTCGTTCTCAAGCAGCTCGACACCAAGGGCATGCTCCAGTTCAACGTCACGCGCCGCACGCAAACGCTGACCTCCGGCGTGGCCTCCTACGTGCTCAGCAACGACGTGACCGACGTCGACGATCCGATGCGCTACACGCCCTCGGGCTCGACCACCGCCAGCCAGGTCACGGTCATGGCGCGCGACGAGTACATGTATCTGCCCGATCGCACGCTGCAAGGCCCCGTCTACCGGTTTTTCCCCGAGTCCAATTTTGACGCCAACGGCATCACCCAGATCACGCTCAGTCTGTTCCCGGTGCCGCCCAACACCGGAGATACGCTGGAATACGGCGCCGCCATCAGAATGAAGGACGTCACCGACTTGGGCCAGAGCATCGGCGTGCCGCAGAAGTGGCTGAGCGCGATCGTGCAGACGCTTGCCGCCCGCCTGGGCCCGTCGTACTCGCTGGGCATCGACCGCATCAGCTACCTGAACAAGCGCGCTGACGAGGCCATCGACGCCGCCCTTGAAGACAGCGGTGAGCATGGGCCGCTGCAACTCGTCCCGTTCGGGACACACGGCGCCTATTCGCAGCGCGGGAGTTATCGCTGATGCCATCTCAGTATCTCGGCGATCTCGCGCTCAACGGTTACGCCTCGGCGCCGTCGGGGACCGTGCGCTTCTACCAGCCCGGCACACTGACGCCGGTCACGGTGTACTCGAACGACGCCGCCACCACCGCCATCACACAGCCGGTGCAGCTCGACGCCGCCGGCAAATCGACGGTGCCGGTCTACCTGACGGCGCCCGCGCGGATGATCGTGCAGTCGGCGGCGGGAGCCACGCTGGTCGACATCGAGCGCGTCGACGGATTGCGAGCCGAGACGACAGCGCTGGTCAACCCTCTTTGGCCAAATTCGGCGAGCCTGAATGCGCTGGCCACGAACCTGGCGACGAGCCTCGGCGGGACTGACGGGAATTTCAAGGCAATTGGCTCTGGCGGGGTAAACCGCGGCGTCGCCGCCAAGCTATCCGAGGCGATCTCGGTGAAGGACTTCGGCGCCAAGGGCGACGGGATCACCGACGACACGTCTGCAATCACGGCGGCGCTAGTATACGCAGCCGCACAGTCCGGTGGGTCAGTTCTGTTTCCCGCAGGAACGTATCTGATCTCGCAAACGCTGACTAATAACGCAAACAACATTGCGCTTGTCGGCGCTGGTCGGACGGCGTCGATTATCAAAAACAGCAGTACTACCGGAGACGCCATCACGATGGCCAACGTCACAAGCGTGACCCTGGACTCCATTGGAATATCGGCATCATCGACATCAACAGGGGCTGCTCTTCGGCTAACTGGCGCTTCGTGTGATTCAATCTCACTGAATCGGGTTGGAATGTCAGGACACAGAACCGGTATTGGCGGCGCTGGCGCCGTCATCGGCACTGGCGGCATATCGATCCGCGAGTGCAACATCGTATGCGACAACAATGCAGCATCCGTTTGTATCTCTGTCGTTGCACAACTTCTAAACGTGTTTGCAGGCTTCTATGACATCGGCGGAACCACCGCTGGCAGCGTCTGTTTACTGAACGACTCAAGCAGCGGAATTAACGCCCTGACATCGGTTTTTGGTGGCTGGTGGAGAGGAAACGTTGTCTTCAAACACACCGACACGGGCAGCGTAAATTACCTGCACGTATTCGGCGCATTCCCTAACTCAAGCGGGTCGATCAGCGTCGGTACCGCGGCCATCGTGATGGCTTTTGCAAATTTCCAGTCCGCAACGTCTATCCCCGGAATGTTCCTGGTGTCTCCAAACGCCGGGAGATGGGGCGACAGTGGACCATTGCTATCGACTTCGATTGCGACCACGTCAGCCTATACGCCGTCGATGATCGCGACCCAAGATCATCTCATCAACGGCACCGCCGCCGGTATCACCATCACGGTCAATGCGCCGACATCGGCCGTGGCTCCATTGCCAAACGGATCGCGCGTCACTCTATTGCTCGCAAATACGTCGGGCGGCGCCGTGGCATGGGCGTTCGACGCTACGTACCGGGTGGCCGCCGTCGCGCCTGCCACCGGTACGTTTGTTTCGATTACCTGTGTCTATGTCTCGGCCACTGCGACATGGCGAGAAATCTCCAGATCATCGGCGGCCACGTTCTAATGTTATTGCACCCGAACAAATGTCCACGAGTCGAGGTAGTTGCGGGTGTCGTCCTGGACACCCACGAACATGCGCGAGCCGTCAGCGCTCGCAAATCCATAGCAATGCCTGGCGACGCCGTTGACAAGAATGGCGTCATTCAGGTGGCGCCCATCTGGATCAACGGTGCCGGCAATAACAAAGAGCAACGAGGAGGAGTCGGAGGCCGGAGACAGTTCCATGGAGAAATTAGCAGCGCCATCCACGGACACGGTCGCGCGCAGTTGCGTCGCAGCGGTTGCGCTGTACCACACGCCGGCAAGCGGCGAGGCCCCAGAAGCATCGGACGCAGTCAGCGCGGTGGGTTGACCGTCCTCCGGCGCGAGAGCCCCGCAACCGGAAGCCAGCAGTACGCCAAAGGCCAGGAATCGGATCGTGTTCGTCGTCATGATGTCGTCCTCTCATCTTGTCCCATTGTTAAGCAGACCGGGCGTCGGGGACGCCAACGCCACCCCTGGTTCATGAGGCCGGGGGCTGGTCTGCATAGAGAACGTCTCACGGTCGCGAATTTCCCGCAAGGGGGCGCCCATGCCTGAGGCGCTAATCCCCATCGACGAAGGCCAGAAGGCCAGCGCCGACGACTCCCCCGGCGCGGCCCGGCTGGCGATCAACTGGCTGGTCGATTCGAACGACACCGTTCGCCAGCGGCCCGGCATCAGCAACACGACGCTAGACACGGGGGTGTACAACCGAACCAGCGGGACGAACACCGGAATCATCGGGATGTACGTGTGGCGATCGGTGTTCAACCAGCGCGAATACTTGGTGTACGTGCGCAAAGACCGGCGCATCTGGGCCAAGGACCTGGTCACCAGCGTCGTCAGCGCGATATCGGACACCACCGGTGATGCCGACGACATCCCGTCCATGCTCGACGGCAACGCCACCCAGGTGATCTTCGCCGAGGACTCACAGCGCTTGACGATGGCCGGCGGCGGGCAACTGCAAACCTGGAATGGCAACGTCGCCACGTTGACCCAGCGGATTGCGGCGACGGTGTTTGGCGTGAACCAGCCCCCCCTGTCGGCGACTCACGTCGTGGCGTTGACCAATTACCTGGTGGCGAATCAGGCGGCGCTGCCGGGCACCAACAACCAGATCATTTGGTCGGGCCTTGGCGACTCGAACCATGTCACCTGGTCGCCGCTGAACTTCAACACCGCCGACGCCGACCCCGATCCGATCGTCGCCATCGCCACGAACCTGCGCGAGTGCTTCACGTTCGGCACCAAGACCGTGCAGGCGTTCGGTGTCGGCTCCGATCCGACGCTGCCATTCTCTGCATCGGCCACATTGGCGCTGGGCTGCTCGGCTCCCTATTCGGTGATTCGCCGCGACACCGATTTTTCGTGGATGGATGAGAATCGCCGGTTTGTGACGTCTGACGCGCGCTCGGTCGACGTCATCAGCAAAGACATCAACAAGCTGCTGCGCGACTTCTCGACTGTCGCCGATGGGTTCGGCTTCCGGCTGCGCGTGGGCTACTGGGATCTGCTCGTGTGGGTCTTCCTGACCGAGGGGAAAACCTACGCCTACGACCAGGCAAGGCAGAAGTGGTTCCAGTGGCGAGGGTGGAACGGGATCGACGATTACGCCGCCATCCGGATCGCGGCCTATGCCTACTGGCCCACGGGCGCGATGCACATCGTTGGCGATCCGCTCTATGAAAACCTGTGGACGCTCGACATCACTGGTCAGTCCGACACGGGCCCCGGGCTGCCCATCGTGGCGGAGTGCGTGACCAACCGTATCGACGGCGGCACCGCGTTGCGCAAGCGCTGCAGCAAGGTGCGCTTTTTCGTCAAGCGCGGCACCACGGCGCAGCCGGCGACGACCCCCGCGTACCTCGATGTCGCAAAGAAGGACGATGACGGCAACTGGAGTGGTGGCCAGCTGATCGATCTCGGGATCGCGGGGGACTACTCGTCTTTCAAGGACTGGTACCCAGGCGGCATCTACCGGCGGCGACAATACCGGGTGAGGTACTCGGGCGGGGTAGACATAGCGATAGCAAAGATGACAGAGTTTTGGGAGCCGCTGAGCGACTGATGCATGTCATGGACACTGCCAAAGCCACGCGATACTTGGTCCGACCGCGAGAAGGGGAACTTCGCGCGCGAGATCTGGTCGCGCATCCGCTTCGCATCGGTCACGTTCACGCCGGCGGCGGTGACGTCGATGACGGCGACGACGTACCTGATCGCGCAGTCGGGGGGCGACGTGGTTAGCTCGGTGGTGGTCGGCTTGCGCAAGGGCATGGCGATAAGCGCGACGTGGCCGGCCGCGCCGTCGGCGGGGCTCGTGCTCGACTGCTGGTGCGACCTCGATGACACGCTGAAGATTCGCTTCTCCAACTTCAGCGGCGTCAACCTGACGCCGCTGGCCGGCGCGTACGCGTTCTGCGGGATGGTGATCTGATGGGCCTCGATACCAGCCGGCCGGCGCAGACCGGCAACGCCGCGACGCCGCCGGCTGGCGCGTGGGCATTTTGCGGAGTGGTGATCTGATGCCAACAACCACGTCAGAGACAAATACCAAGTCAGCGGCCAAGGCGAGGGCTGCCGCCAGAACTCAATCTGGCGGGAATGCGCCACTGGGAAACGACACCCCGCTGAAATTCTACAGCACAGCCGGCCACGGGACGCCCTACCTCGATGACAACGCCAACACCTGGCAGGGGGCTCTCCAGGGCATCGGCCTCGTGGGCGGCGGGATCGCCGGGACTGTGGCCAGCGGAAACCCGTTAGGCGGCTATTTCGGCGCGCAACTTGGGTATAAGTTGGGCGGCGCGGCCGGCACCAGCATTGATGGCGCCGACGCAAATTACAAGGTGGCCGCGCAGCATCCGGATTGGGTGCTCCAGTCCAACGGTCAACTTGGGCCGCGGGTAATCGAGACCGCCGGCGGCGGCGGTTCGGGCGGTGGCGCTGCGGGAGGCGGTGGCGGTTCGGTTGGCAGCGGAGGCTACCCCATGGGCGGCGGCGATCCGACGTCCTTGAACGGCATCGCCAATCAAGCGTTTGCATTCGGTGCACAAAACCGCGATTGGCTGATGAACCAGAACGCCCAGGCGCAGGGCTATTATGGCAACGCCAGCAACCAGTACGATCAGCTCTTCGGCCCGGGTGGTTCGCTCTCGGGGCCCGGTGCTGGCGAGCAGGCGTTCGGCCGGATGGGCGATTCGATCCTTGGACCATCGCCGATCCAGCAGTACCAGCAGCAGACCGCCGGCCAACTCGGCCAGGCCGGCGCGGGTGAAAACGCCTACGGATACATGATGCAGAACGGGCTCGCGGGCCCGGGGCAGTACGAGCGGCAGGCGCAGGGGTACCAAAATGCGCTCGCGCAGCCGGGCGCCGCCGAGCGCTACCAGCAGCAAACGGCGGGGCAGATGCAGACGCCGGGCTCTTTCGAGCAGCAGGCCGGCGGATACCAGCAGGCGCTGTCCCGTCCGGGCGACGCTCAGCAGTACAGCGCGGCCGTCAGCGGCGGCCTCCAGCGGGGCGGCAACGCCCAGGGCGCCTACAACCAGATGGCTGGCGGATACCAGGCGCCCACGGCGCTGGAGAGTGCTTACGGCGGCCTGATGCGCGGCTACGGTCAGCAGGGCATGCAACAACAGAATGCCCTGGGCGCGGCGCGGAGCCTGGAGGGCGGCCAGTCACAGGATATCTACCGCCAGCAGAGCCAGCAGCTCAACCACCCGGGCCAGCTGGAGAAGTTCGCAGCCAGCGACGCGGCTGGCAGCAACCCGTATTACGATCAGCTTCGCCAGACCACGAACGCGACCCTTGATCAAGAGTTCAACGCGGGCGGCAACTTCAACAGCGGCGCGCGCATGGCGGCGCTGGGCAAGGCCGATTCCAACATCGCCGCCCAGCAGTACCAGCAGGAAGCGCAGCTACAAGGCTCTGCCCAGCAGGCCACGCAGCAACGCCTCGGCGCGCAAGCGGGCCTCGCCGGACAGGCGTCGCAGGAGCAACTCGGCCGCACGCAGGCGGGCTTCGGGATGCTGGGCAACGCCGACCAGCAGCAGCTCCAGCGCCTCGGCGGCCAAGCGGGCCTTGCCGGTGACGTCTCGGGCCAATCCCTGAACTACCTGAACTCGGGAATAAACGCCGCCCAGGGCGTTGACCAGAGCAACCTCGGGCGCCTGGCCCTAGGCGGGCAACTCGCCCAGAACAGCCAGCAGGACGCCTACCAGCAGCTCATGGGCGGCGCCAACATCGGCAACCAAGCGCAGTCGCAGCAGCTTGCCCGCCTTGGGCTGGGCGGGCAACTCGCCCAGAACAGCCAGCAGGACGCCTACCAGCAGCTCATGGGCGGCGCGAACATCTCGCAGGGCGCCCAGTCGGCGCAGATGGGACGGCTGGGGATGGTTGGCCAGTACGGCAACGCCGCCCAGGCGCAAGAACTGGCGCGCCTTGGACTCGGCGGTCAGCTGGCGAACCAGTCCACGCAGGCGGGATTCCAGCAGTACAACGACTACCTCAACCAGGCGCTCAATGCCCAGGGCGCGCAGCAGGCACGCGGTCAGATGGGGTACGCCGATGCGATGAGCCTCGGACAATCGCGGGCCAATCTCCAACAGGGCTTCGCCACGAACGCGAGTGATGCCTACGCGCAGATGGTGCAGGCGGGCTTGGGCGCGAACGTCAACGCGCTGGGGCTGTCGATGCAGCAGCAGCAGGCGAATGCCGACCGGCAGTTGGCCTACTTGGGGCTCGGGCTCAAGGGCGCCACGTCGCTATTTCCGAACGGCTACCCGGGCGGCGGCGGGTCGTCCGGTGGCGGCAGCATTCCGAACATTCCCGGCGGCGGCTCCTCCGGCGGGGCCTCCGACAGCGGTTACAGCGGCGTGGATTACGGCCCCGGCACCACCGGCGTCGACACCGGCAGTTATGGCCAGATCGACCCGTCACTGACGCCAGACAACCCATTCGGGACCGGTTAAATGCAGCTCCCCTACATCAACCTGCCACAGTCGCGCGCCCCCGAGATCATCGGGGACATGGGCAACACGCTCATCGAGGCGGCCCAGCGCAAGCAACAGCAGGAACAGCAGGCGATTCAAAACCTGATGCAACAGCAACGGCTGGAGGCGGAGCAGGCGCGCATGCGCGCCGAGGAGAACCGCGCCCAGGCCGAAGAGCACCGGGCGGCGGCGGCGAACGCCCGCGAGGAGCACCGGCACGCGGCGCAGTTGGCCGAGGCGACCGCCAGCGCCCTGCCTCAGATTCACCAGGCCCTCGCCGCGGGCGATACCGGCTCGGCCGAGGCCATGGCCCAGGCGCACGGAATCAGAATGCAGCAACGCCCCTTGGCCATGGCGCCCGGCGGCGCCCCCGGTGCGCCGCAGGCGCCCGCTGAACAAGGGCCGATCCCGTCACCAGAGGAGCGGGCCCTGTCGTTTGCCGGTCAGACCGGCGACCAGGCCGGCGCGGCCGAGCAGGCGATCAGCGACGACCAGCGCATGCTGGGCGAGCGCCAGCAGTATGCCCAGGCGCTCGCTGACCATCCGCGCCTGGTAGCAGAGCATCAGGCGCACCAAGCCGCTTACCAGCAGGCCAAGCAGAACCCGATCTACGACATCGAGACGCCGTACGGAAAGACCACCTTCGACTTGGGCGCGGAGCGGCAACATCAGCAGGCCCAGCAGCAGGAGACTGCTGGCAACCTCGCGCAGGGCCTGCCGCCGCAGTATGCTCTGCGCGCCGCCGCGCTGATCAAGACTGGCCTGCCGCCACAGGAGGTATCCCGGGAGATTCAGGCCCAGATGCGCACCGACGAAGATCGGGCCGCCCGGAGCGATCTTGCGGGCGGGCGCAACCAGACGGCGCTTCAGGTAGCGGCGCTGCGCAAGCGGGCGAGCAAAGGCGAGGGCGGGTCGGCGGCGCAAGCGGGCCTTGCCGAATTGATCAAGATGAAGGAGGACGGCGCAGCCGACAGCGCGATCGCCGCCAAGGCTGCCGAATTGCGGATCCCGCCGAAGGTGTGGACCGGGCCGATCAAGGAAGTCGTCAGGGGCGCCGCCATCGGTCAGCGTGTCGAGCAGAAGAAAGAGGCGCTCCAGGTCACCGGGCCAAACGGCGAATCGGGCATCGCACACAGCGTGAAAGACGCCGCCGAGTTGAACAAGAAGAATCAGGCGTTCGACCAGATGAAGGTGCGCCTGCAGGCGGCCATCGACGACATCAAACAGAACGGGACGCGGGTCATGTCGGACGACGCGATCCAGCGCCGCAACAGTCTCATGTCTTCCGCCGCCGCCGCCGGCCGCGTCTACAACGGACTCGGCGGGACCGATGCCAGCCAGCGCCTCGAATCCGAGATCAACAGCGCGGCGGGCACGCCGATGCATGGCTTCATCATGGGCGCGAACCCCGACGTGCTGATGCACAACATGCAGGAGGCCGAGCGCGCCCATGAGACGGCACTCCAGGTGCGCACCAAGGCCGGCAGCCGCACCCCGGCCGCCGCGCAAAACAAACCGCCTGTTATCCACACCCCCGACGGCAAGGCATGGCATCTTCAGCCAGATGGGAGCTACCAGTAATGGCGACCCTCGAAGAACTGATGGCCATGGGCGGAAAGCCCGCCGAGACTGCGGCGCCACCGACGGGAAAGACGCTGGAAGAACTGCTGGCGGCGGGCGGGAAGGCCGCGCCGCCACATGAGACAAATGTCACAACTTCGGCCGCCGCAGAGCCTTCTTTGAAGGACCGCTTGATTTCGATGGCTCGCGGCGGCGTCAATGCCGCCGGCACATTGGCTGGCAACGCGCTGGATACGGCAAGCCTGGGCTACTACCGCAAGGCCAGGGACTTCGTCGGCTCCAAGATCGCCCCCGAGGCGACCGCCGGAAACCAGGCCGCCGAAGGCCAATTCAACCAGGCCCATCCGTTTGTGGCCAACATGGCTCGCGCCGCCGGCAACTTCATCCCCGGCGGCGCGCCGGCGCGCATCGGAGAGGCCATGTTGGCCGGCGTGCGCGGCCTCACCGCGGCGGCGCCGAGCATCCTGCGCGGCACCCTGGCGGCCCGGCCGGTGGCCGGGGCCTTGACTGGTGCCGCAACCGGGGCGGTCACTACCGCGGCCGAAGACGTCGCCCAGGGGCAGGACGCCGGGACCACGCTGCGCGACATTGGCCGGAGCGCGGTTGTCGGCGGGGCGGTTGGCGGCGGAGCCGGCGTAGTGGGGGCCGCTGCCGCCAAGGTCAACAATTCGCGCGGCGCGCAGGCGCGCCGTTTCATCGAGGAGCACGGGCAGGGCGCCACCGTGGGGCCGCTGTCTCCCGGCAGGGGCGGCGTGTTTGAAAACGAGTTGGCGGGGTTGCCGGCGAATGACAAAGGGATCGGCGCCGCAGCCAAGATCGGAGCGAAGAACATCCTGCAGCAGGTCGCCGAAGAGCACCGCGTAGAGACGTCGCGGCCGTTTCGCGAGATGAAGGCCCTGATCGACAACACGCCCGCGGCCAATCGGCCGCGGGACATCACGTCGATCGTCACCAACATGCAGAGCGCGGCCTACGACTTGGAGACGGCGCCCTTCGCCCGCGCCCAACTCGAAGGGCAACTGAACATTCTGGAGCGCTACCGTGATCCGAAGACGGGGATCGTCATGGTCCCCGAGCGCCAGATCAACGGCTTGCGCCGCACCCTCATGCGGACCGCCAAGGTAGGCACGAACGACGCTCCGGGGGAGGCGGAGGCTCCGCTGCGCAAGGCCGCCTTCGAGGCCAAGCAACTGGTCGATCAAGGCCCGTACGCCGCTCTCAACGACTTCTACTCGGAGGGCATGAAAAAACTGGAGGGCACCCGCAAACAACTCGGCCTGAAGGCGCGCCCGGCGAAAGACGCCGAGGTCGACGTCAGAAAGACCAAGTTGACGCTGGCTCGGCAAGGCCAGAACACGGCAACCGCGGGGGGCGACGCCGATCTCGAAGCGCTCAAGCGCGACCGGCCTGAGCTGGCCGCCGCCGCGAATCTATCCGAACTCCAGCGCGCCAAGGCCGATCTGTCGTATCACCTGATCCCGCAGCACGGGGGCTTGATGCCGCGGGTGGCGGGCGCCGCGCTCGGCCCCGGGGCGGCGCTGGGCGCGGCGGCGCTCGGACACGGCGGCGCTGGCCTGGCCGCCGCTGGCGGAATGATGGCCCTCCAGAACGCGACGCCCATCGCCGGCCGCGTCCTCTACCCGCTGACGCGGAACATGGGCACATCGACCCCCGGCCGCTTCGCTGGACGGCTGGCCAATCCGCTCGCGCGCGCCGCCGAAGAGAAGCGTCGCCGGGAGCGAGAGGCCGCTAACACACTTTCGGGTGGCATGCAATAATGCCAAACGAGGAAAGGTAAGAGCCAATGGCATATTCAGGGAAGGCAGAGCAGCGATTGGCATCGTCTCTCAACTACAAGGGCGCCACGTCGACGCTCGATTCAACGAGCGTGAAAGGACCGAAAGACATGGGCAACAACGGACCACACCGACTCATCGGCACCGTTACCTCAGGCGGCAACTCCAATGGGCTCGGCCGCCGCGGTCTCATCGGAGCCACCGTCAGCGGCAACGCCAGCGGCATCGCCGGCCCGCGGACGGCAAGCGGATATCCGGACGGGCCGAAATGGAAACGCGCCATGGAGCCCGGCGAGCAGAAACCCGGAACCTATGCCCAGGCCAAGAACACCACGCGCATGACGCCCGGTCAGGGCAGGGTGGCGGCGACGATGAAGACCACCGGCAGCACGCCGAAGGCGTTTCGCGGGGGGCGGTAGTGGCCCTGAGCAAAGGCCAATTCGGCGCGATGAAGGCCAAGGACGCGAGCCACTTCACCGGGATCGTCGGGCGACAGTCCGAGAAGGTCAGCGGCAAGCAAGGGCGCCACCATCATCCCCTGGTCGGCCAGCTTGGCGCCGGGATGGCCGGCGGGATGCCAATGACCGGGCGCATGGGCGCATACCGGCCACCGAAGGCGCCCGCGATGGCGCGGAGCAAGAAGTAATTTGCCGACGGTGCAGCCCATCGCTCGTCCGTTCCCGCCGGACGCTGACTACGGCGACATGGCCGTGTCGGGCGGCGGATCCGTGTGGGTCATCGACGCGGGCGCCGTCAGCAACAGCAAACTCGCCCAGGCGCCGGCCAACACCATCAGGGCCAATCTGACGGGCGCAACAGCGCCGGTTGCTGACGTTTCTCTTCAATCATTGGCGACAGCGCTCGCCGGGAGCGCAGTCGTGACGACATCTCTGTGGTTCGATGGGCAGGCCGCCAACCCAGGCGCCGCCCAGGTCATCGCCGACAGCGGCCCCCTGACCGCTGCGCTCGGAACCGTGCGTGTTCAGATCGTGGTCAACGCCGATGTGCTGGCGTTATTCACGATCGAATACAGGAACGCGGCCAACTCGGTCACTTTGCACAAGCAGGATATCAGCGTCATCGCCAACACGGCGGTCACGATCGGACCGGTGGCGTTCACGTTCGCCGACGGCGAGCGCGTTCGCATCCTGAACAAAACCGCTATCGCGCTGGGAAATGTTTCGGCGTCCATCTTCGTCGGCTGAAAGGGAATCATGGCAGTTTACATGGTCAATCGCCCCGTCATCATCGCCACGGGGAAATTCACGGTGCCCGCCGGCAGCGGCGAGATCGGGCCGCCCGGCAGCGGTGCAACGATCACCATCTACAACAGCGCGAGCGACTGGAATGGCATCGGCTCGAAGCCGACCGGCGTTCCGTTCTCGCGCATCGTGTTCACGATGAACTCTTCTGCGGACAGCGGCGCGAGCGGCGTGGTGTTTTCCGAAGCACTCGACGGCGTGAACTTCCGATCCGCCGCCACGTTCACCTACGCGACGGCCGGTGGACTGACAACGTATGACTTCCTGGTGCGCAGTCCCGGCGCCAGTGTCAAGCTCGCCTACACGAACAGCGCTGCCGTGTTGATTGCATGGGAATTCGTGCTGACAGGGCTCCTCGGGGATCGCAATCCAGGTCAATAAATGTCGTTCTACTTCAACTCACCGAACGGACCGCCATCGCCTCTCGCGAATTATTTCGACTCGCCGGCGGCGAATCCGCCGGGAACGACATATCTCTGGTACGACGCCCAGGACATTAGCCTCAGCAACAACAACCTCGGCATCAACGACGGCGATCCGATTGGAACATGGAAAAACAAGGGTAGCGCAGGGAGCGCGGGCGATATCACCCAGGCCACCGGCGGCAACAAACCGACCTTCAAACTGCTTGGCGCGTCAGGCAAGTTGAATAATCGGTCAACGATCCAGTTTTCCGGCGGCTCAAAATCACTCGCCGTCGCCGCGGGCCTGACAGTCAACCAGGCCGATATGGTGGCGCTCGTTGTCAAGACTACCAACGCCGCCCTCGCCCAGGTTTTCTATCAATTCGGTGCAGGATATTCTCAGCAATTCGGCGTCTCCGGCACTGGACTGTGGCAACTCTATGCTGGCATTCAGTACACGTCGGCGCTGGCCATCGCGGCCAACCAGTATTTCTTGCTGCTCGCGACATGGAACGGCGCCAGCACGGTGTTTCGAATCAACAAGGTGGCCGATCCGGGCATCACCACGCCGGGCACCAACAATGCCACGGGATTAACCGTGGGATTCGATCCGGTGGCTCCAGGCTCACCTATGACGGGCGAGATCGCCGAAATGCTTGTCTATACCGGCACGCTTCCAGCGGTGGCCGACGTAGAAGCATACTTCGATCAGAAGTATGGCTCAGGGTGGCCCCAATGAGCACAATCGCCGTCACCAAGGGAACGCCGACGACATCGGCCGTCACGCCGACCAAGCAGGTACAGATCACGCCATCGGTGGGTGTGTGGGTATTGATCGACGGCGGGGCCGGCGTGATCACACAGGACCACCGGCACGCACATCTGCAGGCCGGGGTCGCGCACAAGTTCTTCAGCGGTGCCGGCGATAACCGCATGTTGATGGTCAGCGATGGCGCGCAAAACGTAGACTTTCAGGAGTCGACAATTACCACGGGGACGAAGCCGTGAAACGTCCACGGCCGTCGAAGCTGTGAATGAGATGGGAGGGGATCGCCGCACTCGCTGCCACCCTCGGGCTCATTGCGAGCCTCATTGCCGCCTTCATGTCGAAGCTGCGACAGGAAGGAAAGGCTGATTTGCAGCTTGAAACATTCGATCGGCGGGCAACCGAGATCGAACGCGATCTCGATGAATTGGAGAAGCGCGTTACGCATTGCGCGAAAAATATCGCTATCCTCGACGAGCGGACGACTCACATTGGCGGTGGAGGGCGCGAGCGATGAGCGTCACGATCACGGTTACCGTCCTGTCGATTCTCGGCGGAGCACTGGTGCAAGCCATCGGGTTTGCCATAGCCATCGGGATCATCTACGGCAAGGTCAGAACGCAGCTCGAAAACCTGGCTGCCGACGTGTCGGCCATCAGGGCCGACCTCAAGGGCGTTCTGGAGGACATGACCGAGCAAGGGAAAGACATCGCATTTTTGATGGGCTCCCGCCGACGGCAGTCCACCGGGGAGCACCGTGATAGATGAAGAACACAGCACGCCTACTGGTGATGCGGTTCCTAGGGCTCTTGGGCATTCAGAGGAATACGAGATCATCCATGCCATCGCGCGCCGCTTCGCAAGCATTACGGGCAGTCTGCTGGAGGTTGCGCGCAGAGTCGACGCAATGGAAGGCGCGACACGGGAGCGCACTCTCATTGAGGTCCAGGAGAGGATCGAACGGATCGCCCGCCTCATCCTTGGACCCTACGACTTGGGACAACCTGCAAAAGGCGCTCGCACGCCTGGAAAGTGAATCCTCGTGAACCTGTCTCGCATTCTCGGGATTCTCGGCGCAGCGTTCACGACTGGCGGCGCATCGACGGCCGGCGCGCTGTCCGTCGTGCTGACCGCTGTCGGCGGCCTGCTGCTGTTTTTCTCCAACCCGCAGAAGGCAGCGAGCGGCGAGAAGAAGACGCTCGCGTGAATTGTTCCCACGGCCGACCAGGCGGCTTTCTGTGTCCCCATTGCATGGTTATATCGGTCGTCCACGACGGCGCGATGACACCAGCCGAGCGCCGCGCACCGAGGGAACGGACCAATCCGTCGCCGCGCACCGAAGAGGACGACGGGGATGACGATGGAACCGACCCCACCGTCGGGCACGTCGCCACCTGATGCTGCCACCAAGCCGCGCTGCCAGAAATGCCTGGGAGACGCCATCAAAGGCGGCAGCATCATTCCTGACGAAGAACCCGTGCGCCGGCGCTGGGGCTTCTGCGCGTTCGGGGATGGCTGGAGTTGGTGCAACACGTTTCAGCGGTTCAAACGCCGCTAGCAGTTACCTTCCGTTAAGATGGCCCGCCCAGGCTCCCATGTGTTTACGCGCGTATCGTCGAAAAGTGGTTCTCCTCTCGCGACCATGAACCAATCATCTGCCCGAATGTCCAACACGGAGAGATGCATTCCGTAGCGGCATCCTAACTGCCCACAGTAGTCGACATTCATGGACTTGTAACAGCACTCCTTTGGCCAACTCTCGCCACCCCATTTGCGCCGCCTGAACTGACTGCCGGTCTTAACGGCGTCCTCGATGGCCTCGGGCAACGTCATCGCGGGAACCTCGCCAGCAGGGCGCCGAGCTTGCAGCGTTGCTCGTGTGGTTCGCTGAGATCGAGTGGCGAAAGACATACCGGGCAGCGCGAGAACGACATTTCTGGAAACTTGACGTGTTCCAGTTCCCGCAGCAACTCCAGCATCTCGGGTGCGGCATCCAGAAGCTTCTGTTGCGCGATCGCGTAATCGGCGACCCGGTTCATTTGCTCAATATAGCTTGACTCGCTCATCGCATCCCCATCCTAGTAGTTTTGCCAGCAGCGCAGCAGCGGCAGGCGGGTCACGTGCTGATAAACTGCGCGAGAAAATTCGCCAGCTCGCACGAGCCATAGTGCGGCTTGGTGATGGCGCCGCAGATCGGGCATGTGTCGTCGACGCCTAGCGTTTGCACCTGGCGCAGCAAGCTGATCGCGCGATCAAGGTCGTCGGCGAGGTCGCATGTCTCGCACTTGCGCCGCAATGTCTTGTGGCGGCAGACCTCGCCGAAGCGCGAACCGCCGGGACCAAAGTCGCTCACGTCCGCACCCCGACCGCCGCAATTTCCACGCGCACCCCCGGCTTCTCCTTGTCGACGGTGAACGTGTCGGTCCACGACTGGATTTCGTGCGAGCCGTCGTCGGACAGCACGCCAGCCTTGACGAGCCCATCGAGTATCAATTTGCGGCCCCCAGCGGCAACGTTGTCCGGGTCGCGGCGGCGGTTTTTCTCCACCCACAAAAACCCGATGCGCACCGGCGACGGCATCGGCTTCATGCGCGCCGACTTGGCCCAGAAGTAAATGCGCTCTGTCCAGTCGGCTTTCATGCGCGCGTAGGCGTTGCCGCGACCGTGGCCCGATTTTGCGGCGGCCAGGATTTCGTTTAGACCCGGTAGGGGCTCATCGATCCAAAGGGATTGGGTCACGGCGGCCCTCCAGTGGTCTCGCACATGCCCCAGCGCATGCACCCTTCGTCGGCCGCGCTGGCGGCGAACAATTCACGCTGGCGTCCGCCGCGGGCCGTGCGCGACCAGTCAACGACCTTGTCGATCGGCCAGCATGCGCCGGTGTCGCCCATAGGCGCCTGGAACCATGACGGATCGTTGTCGAGAGTCTTTCCGCGCGCTTGAGCGCGAAGTTCTGCCGCGGATGA